CTGTAGTCGGTCGCCTGCGAGGCGTTGGCCGTGTTGTAGCCGCTGAAAGACGGCATGCCGATTTGTTGCCCGTTCAGTAGCGCCTGAATCTCGTTCAGCGAGAAACCGCGCTGCGTCATGGCGTCTGTGAGCTGCTGGTTACGCAACTGGTTTTGGAACGTGGACGATTGCAATTGCTGGTTGTAGTTCTGGCCCTGCGCGGCGAGCTGCTGCTGGAAGCCCTGTTGCTGCTGGCCGAGGCCGAGCTGCTGCTGCTGAACCTGCGCGGCGAGCTGCTGCTGTGACTTGCCCAAATCCTCGCCGAACTGCGTTTGCCCCTGGTTCACGCCCGCTTGAATGGCGCTGTAATTCGCCTGGTTGTATGCGTCGTTTTTCGAGTTGTTGAAATCCTGCATCGCGCGCGTGTAGGCGTCGGAGTTAACCGAGATGCCTTGATTTGCAAGCTGCGTTTGCAAGTCCTGTTGCTGGTGTTGCCACTGAGGATCGAGGCGCGAGGTCGCTTGCTGATACGCGGCGTTGGCCGCGTTGCTGCTGTTCTCGGCGCCGGTATGAAGGCCGTTCAGCGAGGTATCGATAGCCGACGAATTGAAGCCATAGGGGTTCGTCGTCGCCGAGATGTTGCCGGCGCCCGGCGCGTTCTGAAACGCGGTCAGGTTCCCCCAATTCATGGGCGTGCTGTATTCCTGCTGCACGCGGCCCATGAGGTTTTGCGCGATGTCGCTTCGCTGCTGCGTGATGGCCTGCTGCGAGTCGAGCGCTTTTTGCTGGTCGGGGCTTAGTTGCGTGGTCTGCGTCCACTGCGCCACACGCTGGCCGGTGGCCGGGTCAATGGTGGGCGTGCTGCTCCACGTCTGCGTGCCCCACGGCGTCACCTGATTGGCGCGGTTGGCCCACGTCTGTTGATTCGTCACGGCCGCCGAGCTGGCCGCCGTCTGTTGCGCGGCCTGCGTGTAGTCCGGCGCGGGCGGGGTGGATTTCTTGCCCATGGTCTTGCCTTAAATGGTGGTCGGGCCTTGCGGCGACTGGCCGGCGCGCATCTGCTGCGCCAGGGCGAGGTATTGCTGCGGGTTGAACTGCTGCGGGGAGGTCTGCGGCATGCCTTGCGGCGTGGCCGGCGGCATCTGGCCGCTCAGACCTGGCGCAGCGGCACCCATACCGCCGGGCGTATGGGCGCCGGGCATCACCATCGAGCGCATGCCTTGAACTAGCTTGTTCATGGCGCCGCCTTGCGCGCCGTTGAAGCCCTGGAAAAACTGGTTTCCCATGGCCTTGGGATCGATGCCGGGTTGCGCGCCCGTATTCGTGCCGCCCTGGCCGCTGTTGCCCGTGCTGCCGGTGTTGCCCGGAGCGGGTGGGCCATAGCCGTTCAGGCCGCCCGTCGTGGTGCCGGGAGGGCCCCAAATCGAGCCAGCAGGGCCACCCCCGACAACCCCGGTATGCAAGGCGCCATCGGCGCCCATACCCCAGCCCCAGCCGCGTTTGGTGATGTCAGGATCGGCCCATACGTTGTAACCCGGCACCTTGGGGGTGTCGGGCGTGCCGTTCGAGCTAGTGTCTAGCCAGCCCTTTTGATAGGTCGGCGTGAAGTCGTCCCCGCTCTTGGGCACGAAGGCGCCCACCGGGTTGGCGATCTTGTCGGCGGTCTTGGAAATGCCGTAGCCGGGCATCACGGTTTTGGGCGAAAGGAATTTCGACACGGTGTTTCCTCAGTGACTGCGAAGCCAACGGCAATCGCTGCGCGACATGCGAAAGATGACTAGATCGCCTTCGAGCCCCGCACCCTCGATGCGGTCGATTTCCTTAAAGCCGAGTCGGCGGTCAAAGTCCATGGCGGCCGTGTTCGCGCTGTCGACAAAGCCCAGCACCGCAAGACATCCGCAAACATTGAACGGGAATTCGAAGGCCTCGCGCACGATGCGCGGCGTCATCGCCTCGGGCTTTTGAATCACGACATGCATGCAACACGTCTTGCCAACAAAACCGTTGTAGCCAACGGCAATAGCGACGTGATCCATTGACGAGGCCGCGCCGCGATAGGCATCGGGCACGTGCAGGACGCCCCGGAAGTCGTCCGATAGCTCGATGCCCAAGCGCGAGCGAAAAAACTCGTTCACAAAACGGCGGTCGGTGGCTTCGATCAAAATGGGCCTCCCGGTTTCACCATGTATTCAATTGACGCGAGGGTCGTTTGCGCGTTGCTGCTCACGAAAATGGACGGCGACAGCGCGAAGCCGATGCCCTCGACCGCGCGCCATTCGCCATAGGCCGCCGCGCCGCCGGCCCACCTGTCCCGATCCCAATAGCTGGCATCCCACAAGCTGCCCACGCTGCTAGTCGCGGCGGGCGTGGCCTCCAGCGACGAGACGGAAAAATCCGTGTTCATGAGAAGCGACCAAGCGGGCACGGCCTGCGCAATGAAGTTCAGGCGCAGCATGAGCGCCTGTTTCTGCACCGTCGGGGCCCCGAGGTAGTTAAAGGCTGGCGTGCATCGCGCGTTAATCTGCGTGGCGCCCGTGCCGTCCAGCTTCAGGCCGTCCACGTTGCCCGAGAACACGCGCAAGACGCGGCCGTCAGTGGTGCCGGCGTATACCTCGTTGAGCCGGCGCGCGAAGGTCTTGCCCGGCACGTCCAGCAGGCGCGACCATGCGGTCTGATGCTGCTGGAACGCGTATTGGATGTTCTCGCCAACGCTGATCGAGGGCCGCGCGATGTGCAGCAGCGCGAGGCCGGGGATGTTCATCAATTCCCAGCCGTCGACGTTTAGCAGCGTGGCGAAGTCCTCGACAAGTTGGCTTTGCAGCTTGCGCAGTTGCACAAGCAAACCGGTATCGCTGGTCAGGATGTTGTCTAGGCCGCCTTGCACGACCTGATTGACCGGGATAACGCCAAACTGCGTCAGGATATAGACGTTGCCGCCGCTGGTCGTCATCGAGCGGCGCCCAACCGGCGGTTGCCCGATGTACCAGACGCCCACGTTTTGAAAGGCCGTCGCGCTGCTCGGATCGGTGCCCGAATAGATAATGAGGTCGCCCGCGCTGCCGAGGATGACGAGGCGGTCATCGATGCCGGCGCCGTCATCCTGCGTCCAGTTGGTCAGGCCCACGAGGGCGCCCCCGCTGACGAGCTGCGGGCCGAAGTCGAAGAGCTGCGCGGCGCCCCCGACGACACCGACCGGTAGGAACCAGCATTGCGACGAGGCGCGTTGCGTGAACATGAGGCGGCGTTTCCAGACGCACACCTGCGCAAACGTGTTCGGGTTAACGCCCGTGATGATGCCGGGGCCGGGGCCGCCCGCGCTGGTCATCTTCATCCACGAAACACCGTTGTACAGAAAGCCGCCGTCCGTCTCGCTGCACGCGACGAGGTACTGCGCGCCGCCGGCCGCCGTGAACATGGCCCACGACATCGTGCCGGCGTTCAGGGTGCCGCTCAGGGCGATGGCCGGCGCGAGCGCGGCCATGTTGCCGCCGCCCTCGATGAAATAGATACCCTGATCGGTGACGGCGAAGAGCTGCGATACCGCCAGCGGATTGGCAATCGCGGTCGACGGCGTGCCGTTATACGCCATGATCGTGCGCACGACGTGGGTCGCGTCGCCGCCGATGTTGGTTGCGTATTCGTACCACCCGAGGCGCATTTGCAAGCCGAGGTCTTGGGCAATGAAGTTGTCCATTTCCAGGGCGTCAGTCGGCGCCATGTCGGCAACATCGCCCGTCGTATTCAAGCCCTGCGTCGGCGGCGGAATCGTCTGCGTGGTATGCACCACGCCTTGCGAGCGGCGAAGCTGATTCGGCATGTCACGTCCCATAGCCCGTATCGGGGGCGTTAAACGTGGTCGAAATCAGCGGGTAGGTATCTGCGAGCGAGACCTGCAAGACCGGCGCATCGCTATCGGCATTCAGGGCTTGCTCTAGGATGTCCTCGTATTCCTCTTGCGCGACGGTCGAATCAAAGCCCTTGGCGTTGAGAAAGTCCATCTTCAGGCCGGCCGTCATGAGCTCGGCGTCGAAGAGGACGACGTTATCGTCAGCCGTGATCGCGTCTTGATAGGTCGGCGGCGAGCCGTTAACCATGATCCAGCCGCGCGAGCTGTAATCAATGCGCAGGTCTTGCGACGTGCTAAACGCGTTGTAAATCTCGAACAGGCCGCCACGCGTCCGGTAAATCACGCTGATCGTGGACGACCCGAGGTTGCGCGCCTTGAGGCACTGCCATTGCGGATCGGTGGCCGGCCCGAGCATGGGCAGGCGGCTGGTGAAGTTCCAGCCGGTCAAGTCCTCGAACGAATCCCAATCGGCCGGCAGGGTATACGTGGTAACGCCCGCCGTCGTCGGGCAGCTCCACGTTTTGCGCAGTACCTGCCAGCGATTGGTTTCCGTGGGCTTGAGCAAGCGGCGCCCGCGCGACTGCAACAGGCGGATGCACTGCTGCGCCGTGAGGTTGCTCCCGTCGCTGAACGCGGCGGCCGGGATGGGCAAGCCCATCTGACCCAACGCGTTCTGGATGATGTCTAGGACGGTTGCTTGCTTATTAAAAGCCGCCATGGCTTCACGCCTTGCTGTTGCTGGTCAGCAGCTTTTCGATTCGGGCCGCCTGATCGCGCACGACTTCCTCAAGCGTGCTGATGCGGTTGGCCTGATCGCTCATGACCTTGGCTTGCTTGGCGGCCTCGGCGGCGTTCTTGGTCTTGCCGAGCCAGACAGCCGCATGTTGCTTGAGATTCACGAGGCCCGGAACCTTGGCGACCACGTCATCACGGACTTCCGCGAGCTGTTCCACCGTGCGGATGCCGAGATAGCGGAATTCCTCGCACTGACCCCGCGTGAGAAACGGCCATTCGGTCAGGCGCGTGCCGCTCGACTGGTCGTCCTCTTTCATGCCCTGCTTAAACAGGGCGTATTGCTTGGCAAAGCGCGCCTTGTCGCTGGCCGTCGCGGGGCGGTCAATGACGTTGTTTTTGTCGCCCGGGACAATGATGCGGCAGCATTCAATGTCATCAATGATCGGGCGGCCGGCCTCGATTGACTTGTCCTCGTTTTTCATCGTGCCCATATAGAACACGACAAAGAGCGAGTCATCGCCCGCATTGGCCTTAGTGAAGAGTGCCGGGTCGCCGTCGAAAGTTTCCATTTTTTTCTCTCAGTTGGAGAGCCCGCCACGGCACGCTAGGAAATTGCAATTCGCCCGGCGCGGTGGCCCCTGGCGGGCCCATAGGGTCAGGGCGCCACGGCCCAGCACTGATCGCCCGCAACCATCGTGCGGCCCGAGCGATTCAGATAACCACCGGATACGGCCGCGCCATTGGCAACGCTGCCGGCGGCCTGAAGTCGACGCGTACCCTTGTTCGTGCCGAAGCCCGAACCGAGCATGTTTGCGCGCGAGTCAAGCCCGACCGTCACCACGAGGGCGCCGAGCGTCCCGCCGCCAACCGTGCCGCCCGTACCGTCCGTGGTGCGCGCATTGGCAAGCGTGAACGTGGGCGCGCTGGTGAATCCCGAGCCGGGGCGCTTGACGCGCGCGACCGTGATCGCGCCGCCGCTGATCGTGAACAGCAGCGAGGCAGCGCCGGCGCCCTGACCGCCGCTGGCGTCGGACTCCACGTAATAACTACCATTGGTGTAGCCGCTGCCCGCCGTGATCGTCGGGGGCTCTTGCACGATGTTGCCGGTATTGCTCGCGCTGGTCGCGAGCGCGCCGTCGCCGATATGGCAGGCCACGAAATCGGCCGCCGTGGTGGAGAACTGGATTTGCGTATTCAGCGGGCCCGACTGGTTGGACGCGACACCGATACCGGTTTGCGCCGCGCCGAGGTCGTTACCGCCCTGAAACGCGTTCAGCGCGCCATCGGTTTGAAACGATGCAGGCATGTTTATTCCTTCGCGGGTTCAGGCGAGACGAGGGCGTCGCGCTTGGCGTGGTGATGCAGCGGATGCGCCGGGTCGTCGGTGGCCGCGTCGAATTGCGGCGGACTGGTCGGCGCCAGGTCTGCGCGGAAATCCTCGCCCGAGGATGCCGCATCGGTAGAGTCGGGGGTATCCGTGGCCTTGGTCTTGGGCATATCGCTTTCTCCAAAAAGTCCCGGGGGGAACCCCGGGCGAAGGCAACCGCGCGAGGGCTTGCGCCCCCGCTGCCGGCGTTGGGTTACGGCGAGATAAGACGGCCTTGGAATTGCGCGCCGCTGCTGGTCATGTTCCCGGCCCAGGCCAGGATTTGGACTTCCGCATCCTGGTTGATCGCATAGCGGCGATTCGGCGCGAGCGACACCATGTTGCGGTCGGCGTGGGGGCGGAAGAAGATGTATTTCGAGTTCAGGAAATACATGGTCTTGGTGACGGCGAAGCCGCCGATACCGCCGTCGAGGACGACATCCGCGTCCATGAATTTGATCGTCGGGAAACCGAGGTTGCCCACGGTCGGCGAGGTAAAGCGCTGTTGCGCTTGGAGCGACCCCATGTAGATGCCCCACATGAAGTTGTCCATGACGATCAGGTCGGGGCGATCCATGCCGCGGACGAGACTCGACCACATGGTATTCATAGCCGGCTGAATCGTGGCGGTCGTGGCCGTGCTGCCCATGGTGGTGGACTTGCTGCGCCAGAAAGCCCACGTCGCGCGGTCGATACCGCCATAGACGCCCGTGGCGGGGTTCACGGGGACTGCGGCGTCAAGGCCGATCAGTTGCTTACCACCCGCGCCCGTGCCGTCGCTATAAACGCCAGCGGCGAGCAGGTTCATCATCGTGGATTCAGCGACCTTGATACGGCCTTCGAGCAGGTCGATAAATTGCTCTTTGCCGGCGTTCTTGAGCTGGTCGAGGCCCGAGATGACGACGGGGCAGGCGGCCTGCTTAAAGTCGTATTGCGCGGCGCTGATGACGTCCTGCGCGGCAACCGGCAGCAGGTCATAGCCCGAATACCAACCCACGTTGCCGTTTTCGGCGAAGCTGATTTCTTCAAAAATCAGCGAGCCGCCCGACACGGTGCGGATATTGCCGCGCTCGTTCAGGCGCGACAAAAGGGCGTTGTTCTTGGTGACGTTGTCGGCCAGCTTGCGCGAGCGCGCTTCAATGGTGGTCGCGACGATGTCGGTAACGTTCGGAAAAGCCATGGTGAGGGCTCCAAAAAGTGGCGGTGAGGCTCGACCGTTTGGAGATGGCCCGAGGGTTCATCCGCGCCGGTCTAATGGCGCTTGCGAACCGGATGGGCCGTAGGCTTCCGGGGTGGACTGGCTAGGCGTCGCCTGCCGAATCCATGGCGGCTTCAATGGCAGCGCGGATCGAGTCGCTTTTAGGCGCCGTGGCCCCGCCGGGGGTCGGATCGCTCTTCAGGCTCGATGCGGCGCGCTTCGCGCGAAGTACCGCCCGCGAGTTGTTGCCGGCGCTTTGCGCGGCTGCTCGCTGCGTGAGAATGGTAGACACGCCGTCATGCAGTTGGCAAGCCCGCTGATAGATTTTTTCGAGGTCGATGGGCTGGCCCTGGCGCGCCTGAATCTCCACCATGTCGGCCATGATGCCGGCCACGTCCCCGTAAAACTCATGCCCTGGCGCGGCGGCGAATTGCTGCAAGCCGGTGCGGATCGCCTCGTTTTCAAACTGCGCGGCT